CAGGATAATACCTGCAGTTACACTTGCTGCTCTAGTTACTTTATTCATTAAAAAATTCTCCAATAGTGTCTTCTGTATACCATCTAAATCCTTGCTTTGTAGCCCACTCGCCATGAGTTGCTTTAGTGCCATCCTTACGGACTTTAGCACGTGGCATTGGATTCTGAGGTCTTTGAAAGACAAATATAATTTCAACATTAGAATCTAAATGATCTCTAATGTGCTTGTATTTTGAAGCTTCAGATGAGTCCTCAAATCTTCCCTTAGACTCCAGAAGAAAAACATTACCGTTATTTCTCCAGATGAAGTCTGGGTGATACTTGTGACTTATCGTGTATTCAAAAGTTTCTTTAGTATGGAAGTCGCAATGTGACAATACACCTTCATGAAGTTTTAATTCAAACTTGCTATCGTATGCACGGTTTGCTTTCTTCCAAGCTGGGTTAAATCTAGCCATAATTACATCCAGTTAATGATACCGACGATTCCAATAATACCAAACACAACACTCATTATGAGTAGTTCAGTCATATTCTTTTTAGCACCTACATATATCCAAGCTGAGTCAGATACAAGGTACAAAACGAAACCAACGATTTCCATATTAATGTTTAGAGCAATTAACAGAGATCCTAAGATCCCTGTTGCCATCCCGATTATTTCATTTATCTTTACAAAGTTCATGATATCTTGAAACCCTTGTCAGCCATAATCTTCTTGAAGACTAATAAGTTGACGTGTACGTCTTGAACACAGTAGTCCTCTAATTCTTGAGTCCATGGTTGTGTTTCCCAATCCGCATCTAAGAAGTCGTCATGCTTCAAATCACCAAACCTATATCCCCAAGATTTCAGGGAATGTAGTGCTTTAGTTTGAGGCAAACCTTTATTCATATCGAACTTTGAAAGTTTGTCATTTGGGTACAAATCACGAGATGCTACTAGAGTATCTATCATAGGATGACCACGCAATGCAGCATTCATATTTGGATAGATGTTACCCAGTGCAGGTGCATCAAATGATCTTAGGTTATGACCAACCCATCTAGGTGCAGACATAAGATGATCAAACATAGCATCTTCGTCTCCCTTTCTGAATCGTTTTATCTCACCTGTACCAATGTCTTGTGTTACTAAGCAGATCATGTTAAATGCTCTCTTATAAAAAGCACCTCTAACTTGATGCTCTGGCTTCATATTAGTCTCGACATCCCAAACTAACCAACCATTACAATTTACTTCTTTCATAATCTACTCCTAATCAAACCACCAGTTAATGTTTTCAATAACTTGTGGACATTCTGTTGCTTCATCATTAGTACACTCATACATAGTAGGAGAATCACCAGTACCAAAAGCGTCAGGTGTTGCTTCATTGAATTCACAATCTTCACAATGTTTACAACCCTCTGCTCCAGCTTGATCAAATATAAAAGCACAACCCTCATTGAATTGTTCTCTCACATAAGCTAGTTTATTCTCAACCCATCCTGAGTCATCGTCATAATGCTCTTTCATTCTGTCTTTATTTGTTTCCATAAAAGACTCGAATGATTTCTCTCTTCGCCACTCTATAGCGTTAAGTTCCATGTTACTCTCCTAAGTGCTCAAGCAAATCTTCCTTTGAGATAACTCCAGTAAGTATTTTAGGATCTTTACCAACTTCCATAAGGATAGTTGTAGGTACAGACCTAATCCCGTTAGCAATCATAATCTCACGACCTTCGTCAGTATCGATATCTAATGCTAATGTTTCCCAGTTGTCGCTTAACATATCTGCTACTTCGTTAAAAATAGGAGCATACATCTTGCATGGACCACACCATGTGGCACTTAATTTAATTACTTGGTTCATTTTGTTTTCCTCTTAAAATCTTTCTTGTTTGCAAAAATAAGTTCGATACCCAATGATTCATAGATATCCTTCCAGTCTCTCTTTCTCTGTCTTGCTTTAATTAAATCGTCATAAGTTCTAGGGATTAGAAGAACGAAGCCTTCTGTTATATCCATATCACTCTTTAACTTGAATGCAGCACCGAGGATACTGCTCACATTAAAAGCAGAAGCCGTCATAAGGCAAAGTTTATCTAACTTAACTTCGAGCTTATTTCGTAGTTCTCGGACTTCTGATTGAGGTGGAGGAGTAAAACCTACTATACCATCGGAGTTCATTACAGCATTAATAACTGCTTGATCAATGACCTCTAAAGTAGTCTCAAACCATTCCCTGTTGTCTCTAACTCTTGTAGCACCCAACTCTAACAACTCACGATGTACATCATGATCGCTAACGCTGGGGAGCACTTCCCAAGATTTAAGAACATTTAGCTCTTCTGGATTGGCAGTTAGGTCTTGTGCTATGATGCGTCCTTCGACGTCATTCTTGGTTTGACCTACTTTTATCCAGTTCAGAGACTGATACGTCTCCGTTGAATAAGCATAAATGTTCATAATAAATCCTAGTTAAATTCAAACTCTGCGTCATCTCCCGTAGGATCAAACGCTGGGATACCAGTAGGTGCGTCAGGAGTAGTTGGTGCTGCCACGTCGTTGATACCATCATCAACAGGAAGTAAACGACCTGTCTTGGAATCAAATGTGAATTGACCAGCATACCCTGTACGACCAGTGTATCTAGATTTGAGTATGTAAAGTTTAGTTTTGTTGCGATCCTTCTCTTCTTTAGCCATCTTGTTACGAACTAAAGCGATGATAGTGAAAGCAATCTGCTTAATGGAGCCAGAACCTTTTAAGTCATCATCAGTGGGTACACCACCAGACTCAAATGATTTCTTCTCGCCACCTGTTTTACGCAAGTGACTAACTACACCAAACCAAACTAAATGTTGTTTACAAAGTTTAAGAAGTTGTTCCATAAAATTATCAATAGCTGAATTCTGATCTGATTCGCCAGATACAGCAATAGTAATATGGTCAACGTATATGTATTCACAACCGATTGCGATAAGATATCTAACTTTATCCATCAAGTCATCTCCCATAGAAGATCCTTGGTGGTCAAGCATTACTAAATTATCTCCACAAGTTGTAACTAGCCAGTTAAGTGAATCTTCGATTTCTTTCTCAGAAACATCAACATCAGGTAGCGTAATCCTCTTATTTAAATAAAGAGATTGCATACCCTTAAGAATGTCTCGAGTAGATTCTTCTAATGATACAATACCGACTTTAGTGTCACCTAAAAGCATAGTCTGATAGACGTCTTCTCTTAGGAACTGTGATTTACCCATACCAGTACCAGAAGTAAAGCAAGTAATCTCGCCTTTGCGTTTACCGTACTCAACCATATTCAGCTCTGCAGCGAAGTCTGGAAAAGGCAGTGAGTCTACGTCATTCTCTTTACTGAGGATAGAACGTGCATCAGCTGCAGTTACGATATCTGCTGGAGAATACTTTTGAGCATTCCAGTAGGCTTGTTTGAACTCGTCTTCTTTGTTACCGATAAGCATATCAGAAGCATCCTTTTCAGAAAACTTTGCAACATATGCTTTTCCTGGACGTAACATCATGGCTATCTCTTTAGCACACTTGTCACCAACTTCGTCTTGATCAAGCATTAGTATAACTTTCTCAAACGAGTTTACCCAGTCTATATTCTTAAGAACTGACTTTGAGTTTGCACCAGCTGGTAAAGATACTACTGGGAATCTCTTAGCATCAACGGACTTACCACTGAGCATTTGAGATGCAGCTAGAGCATCTAAGAAACCCTCTGTAATAACTAGGGTTCTATTACCACCATTTGGCCATAGGTGTTGACCTTGTAACTCGATATCAGCTTTGGCATGACCGACTCCACGGAACGACTTAGTCTCTACAGTACGCTCTTGGTATCCCACAACTTTACCACCCTTATGGTAAGGATAGTAATGATGTGTGATTGTGTCAGCCTCCGATTTCTTTGCAGTACGTAAGCCATAGAACTCTGCGAGGTTCTTAACAAGACCACGCTCTCTAAGACCTGTCATAGGATACTCATTGATCTCTTCGACGGTTAATTGATTCTTCATAGGGCTTCCTTTACTGAAATTATTATTGTTGTTATTTGAGCTATTCTCGTGCTCTTGAGGAAGTCCATTAGGATCTACCTTTTGTTTCGATACATCACATGAGAAACAGTTAGTGCTATACGTACCGTCGTCATTGCTATACAATGCGTTGGCATCTGAGCTACCACATGCATCACATGAGATATGTCTTACGAATGATCCTGCCATAATGGACTCCTATTATTTATTCTTAAGGCTACCAACTATTGATTCTGTTGTTCAGCTAAGAAGTTATCTAAATCTTCACTTGAGGCTACTAAAATGATTGAAGAGTTTTGAACTTCAACAACAGTAGTATAATCCTTAACTTGAGAGTAACTATCAAAAGTCTTTGAGCCTACTTTAAAGTTTCTTTTCTTTAACTCACCGATATTTGCGTATTCTGTCCAAGCAATATTAAGTGTGATAGGCTCAATCTGAACCTGTGTATTATGCTCTTGTTCTAACTTCAGAAAGTGGACATACAGTCCTTTCAATCCCTCTTCAGTGAACGTAAATTCTTTGTCTGACGAAACTCCCATCATAAGTTCTGTGAACTCGTCTAGTGTAATTGGTACTTGTATAAACATGATAATCCTTGATTGTTATATTCTAAAGGCAACGGAATAAGTG